AAAGATACGGTAATAGTTATCACCGCTCCTCAAATGCATCACAATTGTTTCGTCACCGATTGTTTCCTTTCCAGGGAGTTTCAAAAAAGGTGCGACATACTCTTTACAAATACGATGCATATTAGCATAAATGTAATCTCTATCTACACCTGTCTCATTTCCTCCCTCATGAATACCCTTTTCACAATGAATAAGTGGTTCCCAGCAGTAATATCTGCCTTTACCACTCACATTGGAGACATTCACGTTGTTAAAGTCAACAGTGTAGTTAGAAATAATATCGTGATCTAATTTTTGCGTAAAGATAGACTGGTATTTTTCTGCAGCCATGATGCAGTTTGCAACTTGCTGTACATTATTACCAAGTCTACCGCTCCAATGCGATACTTCAAACGTCATGGGGTGATAACAAGTTCGTTTTGAATGTTAGGAATGTCCTGTTGCCAATCAACAAATTTAGGATTTTCGCGATTGAAGTGAAGATTATTCAACCAATTACGAGTTTCAAAAACATGTTCCCAATCAATATTTTTCTTATATTCCTTGATTGCGTCTAAGTTCTTGATTTGAACAAAAGTCATACCATGAGATGGTTTATAATGTTCGATCTTGATATTGTCGTCTTCATACTCAGTATTGTCACGAATACTTTCAGAAAGTCCGAAGAAATCAGTGATAGCAACATCAGGACGCTTCACCTTCACTCCTCCGATCGTATCTCCATAAGTGTATTCAGATTCAACAATGTCTTCCCCATTATGAGCGATTGAATGTGTGTCATGAAATACAAGGTATCCACCTTCTTTCAGATTTTCAATCCAGAAATACATCTCAGCAAGAACCTGTTCACGAGTGTGAATTGTATCGATAAAAATAATATCAAAAGGATCTTCATCCCAGTTCTTACCAAGAGTAACACTGTCTGCCATGTAGCACATGTAGTTTGGTTGAACAAAACGAGCACCTGTTCGTTCAAAACCTTCAAACTTCAAATCACAACCACATACTTGATTGTTATTATCATCCGCATTGATAGACATGATTGCAGATGATGCGCCAAGGCGAACTCCAAGATCCATAAACCTTGCGTTCTTATATGTCTTCACCAAGTCTGCAAAAATCCAGGCATTAACACCAAGATCATTGTAAGGTTCGTTGAGGAAGTTTCTAATTTCAGTGAGATTAGTAGCCATAGTTCTTTTTCATTTCGTCGAATACTTTTCTGATGCCCACATCAATTGTGGTTTGAGGAATCCACCAGTCAAGGATATAAGTGTCTGGTGAGTTTCTCTTGTCAAGTTGAACGCTATCTTTAGCAAGTCCAGACTTGATATTAATATCATGCTTTCCAATCAATCCAAAACATCCCTGAATGATGTTAGCAACCTCTCTAATTGTGTTGGAACTGAATGAGGTGATGTGAAGAGGATCTTCAGGTTTGAAGTCAGTATAAGACTCCATGATAGTCTCTAACGCCTCACAGCAATCTTCTGCATAGAGGAACTGACGTTCTTCAGTGCCGTCTGTTAACATCTCAAACTCCTTCTCTTCAAAACCTTTACGGATGAAGTCAGTGATGACATGTGCTTTATCCATGTCTTTCTCGATGCCGTAGACATTCCAGAACTTAACAGTCAATCCTTTCAGAGTACTAGTGTAAAGTTCTCCTACACGTTTCAGAACACCATAGGGAGAGTAACTCATGTTACTCATCTGAGATGATGCGAAAACAAAACGCTTATGATACTTGGCAAGCAAGTCAAAAACGTTTGCCATCATACGAGTGTTGTTATTAACAAAGTCAAACGTATGCTGATACTTTTTCAGGTATCTAGAACCACCAACATCAAAAGCGAGAACATATACAAAATCCGCATCCTTAATCGCACGATCAAGATTATGATTCGGAATTTGAGTCATATCTTCACCATGATGTCGAGCGATATCGAATGGCGTGACATCGTGTCCCTTAGCAGAAAGGTGCTCTACAAGATAAGCACCGATCTGTCCACTTGATCCCAATACTGTAACTTTCATCGTGCAGCAACCTGCTTAGCAATCCAAGCATAAGTCTTTCTAATACCCACTTCAAGAGTCTGAGCATAATCCCAACCCAGTTTCTCGCGAATCAAATCATTGTTAGAGTTACGTCCACGAACTCCAGTAGGCCCATCAATATGATTCTTCTCTACAGTCTTTCCAGCGACTGCGGCAGCAGTGTCTACCAGTTGATTGATAGTCACCATTTCTTCCGAACCAATATTTACAGGGCCTTCAAATTCCGAATCCATCAACCGTCGAGTTGCTTCAATGCATTCGTCAATGAACAGGAAGGAACGAGTCTGTAAGCCATCTCCCCACACTTCAATGGATCCACCCATTGGCGGGAGCTCAGCGACTTTACGGCAGATTGCAGCTGGTGCCTTCTCCTTTCCTCCTTCCCAGGTTCCTTCTGGCCCAAAGATATTGTGATATCTAGCAACCCTAACAGGAATACCATGGTTACGACTAAACGAAAGGTATAGTCGTTCAGAAAAGAGTTTTTCCCACCCGTATTCGGAGTCTGGTGCTGCGGGGTATGCGTCATTTTCTTTCAGTCCAGGATTATCTGTTTCTTCTTGAGCATATTCTGGATACATGCAAGCAGAACTAGAGTAGAAGATCTTAGTTTTATTCACTTCAGTCTTCTCGTTCAACTTACGTTGCTCTTCCAGCAGGTTCAGATTGATCGTTGCAGAATTGTGCATGATGTCAGCATCATGTTCACCTGTAAAGATATAACCAGCACCGCCCATATCTGCGGCAAACTGATAAATCTCATCGAAGGATTCAATATATCGATCTGGAACAGAATTGAAAAAGTTTCCACGATATCCTTTGAACTCAATGACTCGCGTGACAAAAGATGCGTCACGCAAATCTCCTAGGACAAACTCATTTGCCCTAGTTGATGAAAATTCTGGTTGCTTAAGATCGACTCCACGAACCCAATATCCTTCTTCGCGGAGTCGTTTTACCATATGACTTCCAATAAAGCCACCTGCACCGAGAACCAGTGCAGTTTTTGTGTATTCAGACATGATAAATGAATTTACTTTAGTATTATATCAGATACCGAGTTTATATGCTATCTTCTCTGCAAGTTCTTCAACTCGCTTTTCTAATGCAGCAATTCTAGCTGCATCTGCTCCCCCGCCACCACCACACTTTTCGTGTGCTTTTGCTTCAAGTGCTTGAAGTCTTCCTTCAACCTCAACGTCATACTTAGACATTGCTGCACCAGAAGCAGATTTTGCTGCTGTCCCTTTTGTTGCCATAGTAATCAAAAAATTCTATGTGACTATTTAGTTCATTCTTGTAAAGAGCACCATCCAGTAATAATGTACTTGGATTCTGTATTAGAAACTAATCCTTTATGACTATGCGTCCAACCAGCAGGCCAAATACAGAAGTCTCCTGCTCTAGCAGTTTTTTTAAAATTTTGCTGGGGCCAGTAAGTTTCTCCACCGTCCTCAACATTATTTAAGTAAAACATCCACCCTAGAATTCTGCGACAATTTTCTGGTTCAGCACCATGTTCAAAGTGTTCGATGGAATATGATTGTCCGGGGAGATACTTTTGAAGGTTCCATGATCTGTCAATACCAAAAGGTTTATACAAAGATTTTAAAAATGGATGTTCCTCCATATATTTCAAGACATTTTGATAAACAATGTCTGTAACAAATCCAAATTCAGATTGATGCCGTATTGCTTGATAATAAAAATCTCTTTTATGAAGTTTAGAGTTGTCAATATATTGTGTGATAATTTGACATTGCTCCTCAGTCAAGGCATTTTCTTTAACGTAAATGAAATCAGGTTGCTGATACGACATCTCTGACATAACAGGGAACACCCTCTGGATCAAGCCACTTAGTATATTCAAAATCATCAATGGCAGTAAGTAGTTGCATCTGATTGTCCAGCAAATACATGTCACTGTATCGCTTGGTGTAATGATGTGCTTTTTGAATTCGATAGTCGGGGTGTCCGTTTTCTAGGACACCAGACTCAACGTAACGATAGGGGAAGCGTTCGAGAAGGACTTTCATTGAACTTCGATGGTTTCAAGATCATTATACACGTATTCCATCAGCATGTCATAATCATCCATCGGATCTCCAGAAAATACAACGCCTTCGTTCTCATAAAACTTGCGTACTTTCTTAAAGAGTTTTGGGTTCTTCACATCGAGAAAGAATTCTCCATTTGCTGCACTTCGGAGAGTCTGTACGTCCTTCTTGAATTTGCTAGTCAGTGTCATTGTCTTGTGTGTTGACGAGTCAAGTATAACTGACTTATGTATCATTGTCAATAGG